CTATGTCTATAGATGTAGGTGCGCTTTTATATTCCGCTAAAGTCAAATAGGGGGTAGAGAACGCGTTAGTCGTTCCTGTATAAGCATTAGCCATTTATTTCTCCGCACTTTGAGCATTTTTTAAAGAAAGAACCAAACCCGCACGCCTTGCATGGGTAGCCTTCAGCGGTTGTTACACCGCTTGCTGATGCCTCACCTAAGCCTTCGTTTTTTAATTTTCTAGCAAGTTTTGGGTCGTTTACATGGAACATACCGTCTTTACCAGCGCGTAAAACTCGTTCGCCGTTTTTAGTTTTTACGGATAATTCGCGCATACCTTGCGGCCCAATTAACTTTGCCATGTTTACCCTCTCTAAATTTTAGTGAGCAGTTTTTGCAGACTTGCTCAGGTCTGTTTGCTTAATTAAGCAGAAACAATTCCTGCAACAACACCGTTCCATGCTGGCGCGTAGCACATGAAAGTACCGCGGAAGTATGTAGAGAAGTCGTATGAGAACTGGTTTACAGGCCATTGAATACCCATGTAGTCCTGAACCATCACATTTGCCCAAACATCTGATACCTCAGTATCAGGAATTGGAAGTGTGTATGAAAGAACTGGGGAAACGCCCTGTGGCAACCAAGGGTGAACTGTGAGGTTTACCATCTTGCCTGTAATTTCGTTGTTCAATGCACCAATAACTGCGCCGCCGACATAATCGCCAGTTTCAGTCTGTGCAAGGGTCAAACGATAGTTTGCTGTTGAACCATTTTTAATGGTGTCTGAAAGTTGCTTACGATCTGCACCGTTAAGCAAGATTTCATCTGGGTCGGCCTTTACTGCTTCGTAAAGTTGTCCGAATACAGCCTGATATTCCGCACCTGGATTAGAGGTTGAGAAAGTTGAGTTAATACGGTTGATAGAACCTGAAATGCTTGGGTTAAGAACTGTTGGAAGAATTCCGTCATAACCTGTTGCATAAGCAGATGTATCTGATGATGCTGTTGAAGCAAGTGCGCCTGTTGTTGTGTATGGCGCTGTGTTGCCTGTTACCTGTGTTGAAGTTGCACCCTGAACAACAAATGTTGTAGAAGTTGTGCGACCCTGATAAGTAGCGTTAGCAACACCTGTTGCTGTTCCAACATAAACACGGTAGCCAAGTGCGCCCGATACCGCTGAAACATCAACTTGTAGAACATCGCCTGAAGCAACTACCGCTGACTGAACAGTAGAAACAACTGACTGACCAAATGCACCAGCATCGGCAGTTACATATACATAATATGTGTTAGCCGCTAGTGCAACCTGTGAGCCTGCCGCAACTGGTGAAGTAAGGGTTACTGTTGCAGGGGCCGCTAGTGCGCCTGAGTATCCGCTTGCTGTACCGCGTGCCATAAGCATCATGCGTTCTTCCATCAACATTGTTGCGTACAAAGTTGAAGTTGAAGAAAGTTGGCGTAGGTCTTGGTATCCCAAACCTGAGAAGTTCGCATCAAACGAAACCTGGTCAGATAGTGAGTATGAGTTGTAAGGAAGAATTAAATCATCTGCGGTGTAGGAAATCTGTGGCCCACGCTCGTACATAAGTGGGGTAGATGCACCTGGCGCAAAGTTATTCTGTGTGGTCTGTGTAATACCAGGCCAGATGTTTCCTTGTCCGCCTGTACCTGTACCTGTGTAACCAGTAATACGCTTGATACGGTGCGACATACCGACACCCTTTTTGCGCACGATCTTGTTACGAAGTGGTGTTGGGCGTGGTGTAAGCAACTTAGCAGGTGCTTCAAGGTCAAATGCCGCGAAAGAAGTGCTAAGTGGTGATGTTGTTGAAATTTCTTTTGCAATATCAGCCGAAATAGCGCGCTGTGTTGCAAGTGCTGTGTTAAGCGCACCTACTGCATCTGGTGAGAGAGACTTGTTTGCAACAAGTGCTTCCAACTGTGCCATAGGGTCTGCTTGTGGGGCCATGCCAGGTGTGTGTGAAGCATTTGCGAAAGACTTGTTGAGTTCTCCAAGATATTGTTCTTGAAGTTCTGCGGCTTCGCGTGGCTTAACATCACCAAACAGGTCTGTTGCTTTAGGCATTTGTGCCATAAGTTTTATTCCTTTTCGTTAAGTGTGTTATTAGTTATCTGACTTAGGGCTTGCTTTTGCAATAAAATCATTTGCAATTTCGCGGTAGCCCTTAGCAAGAAGTGGGTCTGTTGAAGCATCAGCCTTAGCCTTGTATGTTGCCGCTTTTACAAGCAGATCATTTTGGGCTTCGGTAGACATTTTAGTTGCTGTGCGCTTAGGGCCACCTGCAACCGTTTTTGTTAGTGCCGTTGCTAGTTCGGTTTCAAGTTTTACAGATTTCTCTACCGCAGACTCTTTTTCTGCGCGCATAGCATCTATCTCGGCTTGCAACTTTTCCATAGCACTCTTAACGGCTTTTTCTACCGCTTCTTCAAGGGCGGTATCCTCTGAAGTTTTATCTTCAGAAACTTCTGGTAGTTCTTCAGCAACAAGTTCCGCTTCTGCGGCTGGTGCTTCTTCTGTTGCTGGTACTTCGTCTGCATCGGCAGACTTAGGTGCGCCATCTTCTAGAACCATTTCCGCTGTTGTTACATCATCGCGGCCGTGGTTTTCTGCGGGCAAACCGCAACCACACTCTAGGCACTTATGGCTTTCTGCGGACTTTTCCATATCTGCCGCTAGTTCTGCACACTTGTCGCACATTTTATCTTCGGTGCAGTCTGGGCAGTCCTCAGCCTTAGCAACTTCTTTATCAGCCGCTAATTCAATTACTTCAGAAGGAACTTCACCTTCTGCTTCTTCGCCTTCGTACCAAGCCATAAGCGCGTGTACTGCGCCAACAAGGGCGGCAAGTGAGTTGCGTTCGTCATGGCCTTCAGTCATTTCAGCGGCTTCCATTGCAATAAGTTCAGCAAGGGCGCGGCGTGCATTATCAAACAATGTTTGGTCAAACTTAACGGCGTTAGGGGTCAGAGACTTCGCCAATTCCGTAATCTGCTTAATTGTTTCCATCTTTGAACCTTTCATGGTCATTTTTGCTATCTGTGTAGGTAGCGGTGCTTTGTATTCGTGTGCTTCTTCCACTCTTACTAATGTGGACTCGCCTTCAACGGACTTGGCAAGAATAAGTTTTGCGCTTGGGTTTGCAGGGCGATCTACTAAACTAATTTCTACAATAGAACCGTCAATAATGCGGCCGTTAGATGCCTTGGTATCACGCACAACGCGTGGTGATTTAATGCCAATACTGAAGCCTTGATAAACGCGGGCTTCTACTTTTTTAACAGCAATAGGGTCTACAACATGAACGCCGATGTAATGTCCATCAGCCTTTGACTCATATTCCTTGGCTACGCCTGCGGCAGAAGGGCCGTGCATTTCGCGGATATTGCCGCCTGATTTAAACCATGCTGGCATTGCAGTATCAAGCCATGAAGGGTCGCAAATTTGGCTATCCAAATCAAGCGTATCGTCTGTAGCCTTGCCGAAAACCATCAAAGTACCATCATCGTTTTTGTCGTACTTAACGATAGATGCGTAACCGTTTGCGTAGTCCATATTCATTTATTTCTCCTTATGCCGTATAGGTAGCAACGACTGCACCAGCCGCAGATGCCGCCGCTGAAATGCCATAAACGATATCGTTGGCGTTTACATAAAATGTTTGGGAACTAGCGGCTGGAATTGTACGCCCAATAGTTGCACCCGAAGTGGCAATAGTTGCATCGCCAATAAATATAGAAGCGCTATGCCCGTTATAAATAGTAATAGGGGTTAGCGGTTTGGCATCTTTTGATACTTGAAAAAGTACCGATGCTGTTGTAAGTGTTTGGGTATTTACATGAATAAAAGCCATTTAGTTCTCCTATTGGTGTTTGGTTATTGTACTCTAGTCAGTAATGTTTTCTTCATTTTGATTACTACTTGTGTCGTAGTAAGCCGCTAAAGAACACATACAATTTGGGTGTGCTGGTGGTTCTGCATCTCCTGAAGGAAAAGTATCACCAATTCCAATAGGCGAAGCATCTGCGTTGTCTTGGCATACATCGCAACCTTCAGCAACTAGCCACTCAACTTGTTCTACACCCGCTGTTTCATAACGATCACGGGTTGCTATAGATACTGCACGGCTCATTTCTGTCTGTGCAATAACTAAAGCGTGTTGTGGGTCGTCAATAATTGTGTCTAGCGCTTGTGCAATTTGCTTTGTTGTCCAACCTAGTTCTAACCCACGCCCTAGCGCTGTGCCAATTCGGTCTAATTTTGTATTTATAACTTCGTCTGCAACTGTAATCTTACGAGTTGCTAACAGGCTTGCTAATCCGCCTTTTGGTTTAACTAGCGCGGCCGCGGCACGGTTGCCAGGTGTCCATGTTGCCCAGTCCACAACCCCTGCGCTTACCTTCGGGGCTTTTTGTAAACCTTTCAGGCGCGCGAGCATATACTCAGCAGCATATTCACCAGTTACATAACCTTCTGCATAGATGCGGGCGAGCGCATTTTGCATAGGTTTTTTGCTAACCGATATTTGAACACGCGCCCAGTCTCTAGCCGTTTGCGGCGAAACTGAGCCACCTGCGGGGTGGGTTTCTGCCCATGCGCGGGCGATTTCATCACCATGCAGAACATCTTTAAACGCCCTACGCACCTTACCTGCGTTCTTAGCAGATAGGCGCATAGTTAAACCGTATGCTGGCCACATATTAAATGCCTAAATAGCACTCAGCATACCAACGCGCGCTGTCTAAATCTTTTGTCTCAACAAACTTGTTAAGTACATCAGCGTATGTTGGTTCTAATGTTTTAAATTCAAATGGTCGCGTAGGATTTCCCTTACGCACCCAACGAATAAACTTCTTTACTTCTTCTTGTGCTGTTGGTTCTAAATCAGTTTTAGGCGCTTCCGCTTCTGGCGCTTCCGCTTCTAATGTTTCTTCTTCAAGCGTTTCTTCTATAATGCCGTATTCGTTAAGCGGCGTACCAGCCATAACTAACCCTTCTGGGGTAAATACATACACGCTTGCACCGCTGATAAGCAAAGGCATATCGGCTTCAGGCGTATCTATAAGCGGCAAACCTTGTTCCGCGCGCGACTCGTTTACAGTCATACCGCCTGAACGCTTGCGGATTTCATCGCGCATTGCGGCTTCTTGTGTATTACTGCGCTCGCTAGGTGCTAAACGAAATTCTAGTTCGCGTGGCATACCCAACCAGCGGTAAGACAATGCGCTAATCATCTGTGAAATCCAGTTAGCGGCAGGAATAATACCGATCATATCGCCTGACTCTGCTTCGCCTTGTTGTAGGCCAGAAGCGCCAAGACTGCCTGAACCGTTAAATCCAATTTCGCTAGGCAGTACGCCGAAGTGTCCAGTAATAGATGCAATTAAATAGTTATCCATTGCATCGCTAAACTTGTCTGAATAACCTTCTTCAAAGTTTAACTTGCCGCCTGGAACCAAGATGCGCAAGCGGTTACGCTGTGCAGTTTGGCCAGAAAGATCATCATTGTAAATATTTTCGTACGCACGGATTTGTTCTGGGGTCATCATTGCTGACTCAGGCAATTCCAAATAAGACTTAGGCATAGTGCCGTCTGTAAACTCTGCGCGTATCCATTGCTGACGGCGCAAGTAAATATCTGCAAGCGGTAGCGCGCGTTCTACAGGTGATAGGCCGTATACGCTGTTAGCGCGGCGTGTGCGTACAAGGTAAGCAAGTTCGTCAGAAGTAAATTCACCGTCTGCGGCTTCATCATCTATGGTTGCATCAAACTCGCTACGCGGAAAACCGTACAAAATCTGTTGAAACGCAGGGCCAGTTTCAGGCATAGGGCGCATACCGCGATCATCTAACAATGGTTTAATTGTTGAGCCGTCAAGTATCTGCAAGCCTTTAATTTCGCCGCCTACTGTGGACTGTGGCCAAATAGCCCAAGCATCAAGCACATCTATTTCTTCAATAGCCATGCTTAACCAGTCTACAAACGACAAACCGTTTTGTGGGTCTGGTGTTTCCCAAAACTTACGCATACGCGCAATTTCAGGTGAAAACTTTTCGCGTGCTTCTGCCATAGCGCGTAAGTGATTACCGCCAGACTCAGCCATAATGCGTTCTGTTGCCGTTTGGCTTAGAACAATATCCCACTCTAAACCTGTAAGTTTTGCTTTACGCACTTCAATACAACGGCGCAAAATGTCTATCTGATCTGCCGCGGCGCGTAATGTTTTAAAAGGTACTAAGCGTGTTTCTGTAACATTTATGTTTTGCGCTACTTGGTATTCGTAACGGCGTGGGGCTGGTCGGCCTGTTTCTGGATTAAGCGGGTTAAGCGCTGAAGGAATAAGTGGAAGTCCAGGCGCAAAAGGAACGCTTGCTAATAATGGGTTACGCGGCAATGCTGTGCTTACATTTGAACCGTATTGTGTTTGCGCAATACCAGCGGCGGCTTGCATCTGTTGTACAGACATAGTGGTTGCGCCTGAAGGTAGTGCAGGCGCTTTGTTAATTTCATCAGCCACGCGTTTTGCGATGCGGTCTAGCAAGCCCATATTGACTCCTATTGGTATTGTTTACTTATGAATTTAGTAGAGAAGGCAGTTGCAAATGGTGGCAAGTTAGCACCAATAGTTATACCTAACGGTCTTACTTCAGGTACAGGTTTAATGAACCCATCGGTCTTTATAGACAATGATGGAGACATATTAGTTAATCTTCGCCATGTTAATTACACACTTTACCACGCAGAAAACAAACAGCGGTTTCCTAGCAGGTTTGGCCCATTAAGTTATTTGCACCCAGAAAAAGACCAACGGCTTGTTACAACCAATTATCTATGTCGCCTAAATGACGATCTGGTTATGACCGACTATGCCCTTGTTGAAATGCAAACCTTACACGAACCCATTTGGGAATTCGTTGGGTTAGAAGATGCTCGCTTGGTTCAATGGAACGGCGAATACTTTTTAATTGGCGTACGCCGCGACACCACAACCAATGGTCAGGGTCGCATGGAATACAGCCAAATTGACCTTAATAAATCTGACTGGACTGTTAGGGAGATACACCGCAAACGAATAGATGCGCCAGGCGCTAATGACTCGTATTGCGAAAAGAATTGGGGGCCAGTTTTGGATAGGCCGTACACCTTTGTAAAGTGGACTATGCCTACCGAACTTGTTTATTCCAGTCCGTTTGGCGATGGAACTGAACAACTGTTCGTACGCCAGACTCCGCCTGCACCAGCCGATCAGCGCGGCGGTTCACAGATTATTAAGTGGGGCAGTATGTATATCTGCATAACTCACGAAGTAAACCTGTTTAAGAACTACCTTGAACAGAAAGATGCCGTTTACCGCCATCGCCTAGTTATGTGGGATAGCCAATTTAACTTTGCGGGTATGTCCAAGGCGTTTAGTTTCCTAGATGCCCGCGTAGAGTTTGCCGTGGGTGCGGCTAAGCATGGGGAAGATTTGCTTATTAGTTTTGGCTTCCAGGATAACGCCGCGTTTGTTTTACGCGTACCTAAACTGGTAGTTGAGGACTTAATTACGGAAGGTTTGGCTTATGAACATTGAAAACTTGGTAGTTGAATTATCCCGCGACCCGTTTAACCCTAGCCTTAACTTTGATGTGGCTGAGGAATACTTGCGCCTAAACCAGACTGCAAGCGCTGTATCGTTCTATTTGCGCTGTGCTGAGTACAGCGAAGGCGTAAATGCCAAGGCTTACACTTCCCTATTGCGCATGGCACAATGCTTTGAAGATCAAAACGGCAGAGAATATTCGGTAAGTAACTGCCTATTGCAAGCGCTTGCATACGATGAAACGCGCCCTGAAGCGTATTTTAAATTGTCGCAGTTCTACGAAAAGGCTGGCAACTGGCAAGAAGCCTATACATTTGCCACGCTTGGGCTTGGTTGGGTAACAGGAAGTGAACCATTGCCTGCCGATTTAGGTTATTACGGCGGATATTGTTTGCACTTTCAAAAGACTGTTGCGGCTTGGTGGATAGGTCGCAAAGATGAAGCGGTTGAAAGTTTAAAGGTTTTATCTGCGCTAGATATGCACCCAATGTACACAAATGTTGTTGCTCATAATTTGGAGAAGTTAAATGTTGTGCTTTGATATTGGTGCTAACCGTGGCGACTTTACTATTGCCGCGCTCGCGCGTGGGTATCAAGTAGTAGCCCTAGAACCAGCACCGCGCGTGTTTAGCGCATTGGTGCGTAACTTTATTTACAACCCAAATGTAACACCGCTTAAATTTGCTGTAAGCGGTTCTGATTACGAGCGCGTAGAGTTCTTTGAAGCCGAAGAAGATGGACTGTCTACGCTAAATCCTGAGTGGCTAACCAACGAAGATATGCCGTATGCAGGCAAGCCCTACCGTGTGGTTGCCGCTACAACAATTACTTTAGATACCTTGGCGCTTAAATACGGTACGCCTGATCTTATTAAGATAGATGTAGAAGGCGCTGAGTGGTCTGTGTTTAAAGGTCTTAGTTCCAAAATGGGAACTATTGCCTTTGAGTGGACTTTAGAAACTATGGCTGAGCATCAGTTGCAACTTGAATACCTACAGCACGGCGGCTATACCGAAGTCGGGCCGCAGTACATAGAACACCATTGCCAAGAACCTGATACCTACTACAAACTCTCAACCTTTGATTTAGAGTCGTGGCACGAAGGGGCTAAAAAAGCCTGGGAACGGGAAAATTGGAAGGCATCTGGGCTACGCCCAACGGCAGATGTAGGCATGATCTGGGTACGCTGAGCGTAAATTGACCCCAAAAATGTGACCTGAAACACCCTAAATGGTTGCATGGACTGTAAGGTATCTGTTACGCTAAATCCATGAAAACAACAACTTGCAAGAAGTGCGGAACTCAGAACCTTGTTTGGCGGCAGTCTATTAAAGGTAATTGGTATCTTTCAGACCCAAGAACCGTTTCAACTAAGACTTACGGCAACAACATTGTTATTCCTTTTGCGCATAACTGCGAACAAGCAACAAAGCGTAATGAGTGGCACGCTAACCGTGATAAAGAAGTGCTACGCGACATTATGGTTGCGCTTCATATTGGTTCTGAACTTTCACCACTTCAAGCAGAACTTTACCCACACTTTGTAGAAAAGTACCCTGAAGAAGTAATTGCAATTCAGGAATACATTGCAAACCGTCAAAAAGAACTTAACAAGTAATTAAATAATTAGCGTTTCTGCTTCTTCTGCGGTCAATGGCTCGCCAGCAACTAACTTAGCCTTGGCAGATGCCTTTAGTGCATCTTTAGCCGCCTGAGCCGCTTCGCGTTCTGCTTGTTCAGTTGCGTGTTGAATAGCATCTAATTCGCGTTGCTGGATTTCTTCGGCAGTTAAATCAACATAAGTTTGTGTGCCTTTTGCAAGATCAACAATTAACTTCTTAGGCGTATCAGACATTTTCTTCTCCAATTAGGATTACATGAGTAGCATCTGAACAAGACCAGATGCAAGTTTCTTCGTTAAAGGTTACTAGATCAGGGTGGCACTCTGGTTTTGGCGCAATAAAAGCATCGCGGTTTGCATCGTATGAGTAACCAATTCCCGCATAATTCTTACGGAAACCATTAGTTGCCGCGTTATATGAGGTCTTTACCCATGTGCCGCCAAGGTTATCTACTAACCATTGGTAGCCTTCATCGCCGTTAGGGTCATTGTTATCGCCTACAAGTACGCGTAGAACAATACCGTTGTGATCTATTTCCGCCCAATGTGCCATTTATTTTCCTTTACGCTACTGGATATCTAATAATAACAATGCCTGAACCGCCCGCGCCACCTAAACCGTTTGTTCCACCTTGTGCGCCACCACCACCACCAGTATTTACAGTTCCAGCGTTTAATCCACCACCGTTACCGCCGCCACCTAATCCACCTGCTTTAGTAGTTACTGATGAGTCACTACTGCCGCCGCCGCCGCCGCCGTAATAACCGCTATTAGCGCCAGTATTGGTGGGTGTAGCAAATGCAGTTATTTGTACGCCATTACCGCCAGTACCAGCAATGTTTCCTGACTGAGATGCTTGACCTACTTGACCAGCACCACCGCCGCCGCCTTGACCATAAGGCACACCGCCACCAAAAGTAGTAGCAGAACCGCCAGCGTAACCTTGTCCTGTAGTTCCTGCGCCGCCCGCGCCAGGGTTCCAAGCGCCACCACCGCTACCGCCAGTAAATCCAGCAGAGTTGCCATTAGCACCACCGCCGCCGCCAATAGATGTAATACTTCCAAAAACTGAATTGTTACCGTTTTGACCGCGTAATGAAGTATCGCCACCAGTTTGTAAACAACCAGCGCCACCAGCGCCAATAGTTACAGTTTGTGCGGTTGCAACAGAAATTGCAGACTCCAACGAACCACCACCACCTGTTGCTGTAACGGTTGAACGAAGTCCACCAGCACCAGCACCACATAATCTAGATGCCCCGCCACCACCTGCAACTACCAAATAATCGCAGGTAAGCGATGTTTGTGGTGTAAATGTGCCGTTAGCAAGGAAAGTGTGATACCAATAAGTACCGTCTGTATAAATATTTCCACCGCTAGCCTTAGGTGCAATAACAGGTGTAGTTCCTAAAGCGGCTACACCATAGATGCTAAAGGTTGAATATTGCGCAAGATTACCAGAAGTTAAAGTGATGCTACTAATTGGTGCGGTGTTAGACCATAAGTTAGCAAATAAATTCATATAAATACCATTTGCCGCGTTTGTTTCTCCAGCAGAAGTCACAGAAACAGATTTATTGTTACTAGATGTATAATTAGGAATATAAACTTCAAATGTTCCAAAAGTATTTGCTGTAGCGTTTCCAGCGCTTACATATCCAGCGGTAAGACTTGTAGTGCTAGATGTACTATAAGAATTTGCTACTCCATCTCCGCCTTCAAGATTTTTTGATGAATAACCAGTAGTGCTTCCATTAAAAATCATTGTAACTTGACCGTAAGTTGTAGCGCTAGTTGCTCTAGCCGAACCTACAATTTTAAGATCGGTATAACCAGTTTGCGGAATATTAGAAAAAGTTACAGATGCGACTGAAGCGTTAAGTTCAATTCGTTCTAGCAATACATAATTAGCGGGCATTTATTTCTCCTTTATGCCTTTGCGTAACGAACAATAACAATGCCTGAACCGCCAGCGCGACCTAATGAACCGCCACCTGCGCCGCCGCCACCACCACCGCCTGTAAAAGCAAGACCTGCGGTAGATGCAACACCAGCCGAAGCGCCATTACCGCCCCCGCCTAAACCACCTGAACCAGTTACGGTTGAATTATCTTGCCAACCGCCGCCACCACCGCCTGCGTAATAATAAGTTCCATCAACATTTTGACCAGTTCCAGTTGCTATACCCCAAGAAGAATAAGTTGCTAAACCAACTCCGCCATCACCAGAACCAGAAATTGTGCCTGTTTGTCCAACAGCACCAGCACCGCCGCCACCACCAGTTTCACCATCTGATGTAATGCGACTACCGCCACCGCCAGCAAAACCTTGCCCTGATGTTCCTGCGCCGCCGCTAGAACCGCCAGCATTACGACCTGCACCGCCACCAGAACCGCCTGAAGCACCGTTTACTGTTATGTAGTTACCGCTTCGGCCACCACCAACAGATGCAGTTAAAGCACCAAATTGTGAATTAGCGCCATTAGTACCTAATGCGCCACCAGTAGAACCACCAGTTCCACCTGCACCAACAGTTACGCTATAACCAGTTGCAGTCAATGCTTGTGAAGTAAATCCAAGTAAACCACCTGCGCCACCACCGCCAGACATATCTGCACCGCCACCGCCACCACCTGCAACAACAAGCACATCTGCGCTAATTGACTGCGTAGGCGTAAATGTTCCGTTACCTGCAAACACATGGTAATAATAAGTAGAGTCTGAGTAAATCGCGCCACCCGTTGCCTTAACAGTAGGGCTCACGCCTTCTGCGGCTATGCCGTATAAGGAAAAAGTAGAACCAGCCGCAATGTTGGCGGAAAATCCATTTATTTTAATTGTGTTAATTGCGGCAGTATTTCTCCACAGACTAACAGAAGCATTTGTGTTTACTGCGGCATCATCAGAACGCAATAGTATTGTTTTAAATGTTGTGGTGTTTGAATAATTCATAAAGTTTATTACTGCAACACCAAATGAAGATGTTGATGCACCAGCCGAAGCATAAGTTTGAGATATATTGGAATTTCTGTCTGAAAGTCCAGGGGAAGTACCAGTTCCGTACATATAAGTTCTACTGTAATTAGTGCCAGTATCTATAGTTCCGTTACCAACTTGAATTTCAATAGCGCCAGTTGTAACAACTGATGAAGAAATTAAAACCAAATCAGTATAAGCCTGACTTATGCCAGTAAAAGTAATTGACGATGTTGCTGAAGTAATAGTGCGCGTATCAAGGGCTACATAGGTATTAGTCGCCATTATTTAACTCCGTAAAGTGCAACGCTAGTATAAAGTTTAAAATTGCCTGACTCTGGAACTAATTGAATAGAAGTTATTGCGCTTGTATTAGTCCAAGACCCTGATACAAGTCTAATTCCTTCATTACTAACATTTGCATCATTATTTTGAAATCCAGTTAAAGTACGAATTGTTTTATTTTTAGTTGTAAACGCATAATCAAGTATATCTACAATATTTGCGCCAGGCCCTATCATAGAATTTCTTACAGCATTACCTGCAAATTTAGCGCTATTTTCTGCACCTGCCGATGCTGATGTTCCATTACCTTTAAGATCGTGATTATAATAATTTGTTGCCGTTGTATCTCCATTAAAAAATAAACTGCAACGCACATTTCCTAAACCAGAACCAGCAGTATCGTTAGTTAATCCTATCCATCTAATTTGAAGATGTTTATACCCTGTAGGAATACCAGCAAAAGTTACAGATGCAACGGCTGTAGCACCAACGGTTACGGTAGCCAACGAGTCATAAGCACCCGCTGGTTGCCATGCCGATACACTAGAAGCATAAATTCCTGGTAGTGGCATTAGGCAAGATCACCAATAATTGTAAAGGTATCGCTTGCTGAACAGATAATTGAGCAGGCTGAGTAGCGTGTTCTCAACTTGGGCGCTGAGGCTGATGCGCCTGTAGATGTAATAGTTACGCCAGCACCTTGCGCAAAAGTAACCTGACCTACGCCGATCTGTTGCACATTTATAACATCGTTAGCCGCAAATACTGAAGGCGGAACTGTAATAGTAATTGCAGATGCGTTGTTTGCTGTAACTAAGTCGTTAAGATCGCCAATAACTAGCGTATAAGTTGTTCCTGTTTGCGCATTAAATCCAGCAATACCGCCGCCTGCGTTGCCAGTAATACCTTGAATTCCTTGTGTTCCTGTTAAACCCTGCGCGCCTGTAATGCCCTGTTGTCCTACGGTTCCTTGTGCGCCTATTGTTCCCTGCGCACCAGTTGTACCCTGCGCACCTGTTGCACCGTTAGTACCTTGCGCGCCAGTTGTACCTTGTGCGCCTGCGGTGTAAGCATAAGCAAGTGAATTCCACGCGGTTACGCCATCGCCCATTTTCCATTTAGCGGTATCAGTTTCAAGACCAATTTCGCCAGCGGCAAGTGTTGGGTTTGCACTTGTCCAAGCGCTTGCTATGTCGCGGCGGTTCTGTAAGCGTGAAGTCATGTCGTTATCCTTTTGCTATTAGTTAAAATGAAACTGTAGCCCCGCCAGCATCTATTGTATATGTCCAAGATGTTGTAGATGCTGTTCCAGAGTTGTAAATGATATCTGTGTTTGGTGTTACATTGCCGCCGTCTAAGTAATCAACAATGTAAGCATTACCGTTTTCGCCAGCAATACCCTGCACACCTTGCAGACCAAATAGACCTTGTGTTCCTTGCAACCCTTGTACTGACTGCGTTCCTTGTACGCCCTGTAATCCAAGCAAACCTTGGATACCTTGCGTTCCCTGAATACCGTCAAGCCCCTGTGTGCCAGTTAGCCCTTGTATTCCTTGTGAACCTTGTACGCCTTGCGTTCCTTGTGTACCAGTAGCGCCTTGCGACCCAACTAAACCTTGCAGACCAGTTGTACCTTGCGCACCTGTTGCACCCTGAGTACCAAAAGTACCTTGGCTTCCTGTTGTGCCTTGTGCGCCAGTTAAACCTTGCGTTCCAGTAGCGCCCTGAGTTCCAGTTGCGCCCTGTAATCCAATTACGCCTTGTGTGCCTTGGCTTCCAGTAATTCCTTGGCTACCTGTTGCACCTTGCAGACCAGTTAAACCCTGCAAACCAACGGTTCCCTGTGCGCCAGTTGCACCTTGCGCGCCTGTAGTTCCTTGTACGCCAACGCTTTGTGTAATTAAAGAAATGTTATGACCGTTTGTAAAACCTGTTGTGCCTGCGCCGCCTGATGATAAAAGCGTTGCGGGATAAGTCCAATAATTATTAGCAACAGTTGTAGGTGTACCGTTTACTTGCCACTCTTGATAATTAGCAGAATTATTTTTATCTTGAATAAAGAAAATGTCGCCATTTTTAATATTGGCTAACAACACATCTATATCTACATTTGCGGCTGTAAGGTGAGATACATAAATGTTTGTTGCAAGAATTTGAACTACATTATCCCATTTAATATCCCCAGAATTAGGCGGTGGGGTTTGTGAATTGGTTCGTGCGTTATATTCAAAGATAGATGATGAAGTACCGCTTGCACCTGTAACACCTTGCGCGCCCTGAGTACCTGTAGCGCCTTGCGTACCCGTAGTTCCCTGTGAACCAGTACCAGTTGCGCCTTGTGTACCAAAACTGCCTTGAATACCAGTTGTGCCTTGAATACCTTGTGCGCCAATAGTTCCTTGCGCACCAATAGTTCCCTGACTGCCTTGAATACCCTGAGTTCCAGTAGTTCCTTGTGAACCAGTAGTTCCTTGTGAGCCAACAATGCCTTGTGTGCCAGTAGCGCCCTGCAAGCCTGTTAAGCCCTGAGTTCCTTGTGTACCTTGCGCGCCAGTAAATCCTTGTGTGCCTTGGATACCAGTTAAGCCTTGAATACCTGTTGTTCCCTGAACGCCCTGAATACCTTGGCTACCAGTTGTTCCCTGTAAACCTAATGTGCCTTGGTTGCCCTGTACACCCTGAGTTCCTTGAACGCCTTGTGTGCCTTGAACGCCTTGTAATCCCTGCGCGCCAATTACGCCTTGTAATCCTGTTGTGCCTTGACGACCTTGTACGCCCTGTGAACCTGTTGTTCCTTGCGTACCTTGAACACCGCGAGAACCAGCCGCACTAATAACAATGTTTGGCTCAATGGGTGTTACAACAATATTAGGTGTGTTATCAACTGGCATTAGCGCGATACCTCAGCATCTACTTGCACAATGCCGCGGCCTAAATAGATCGCTTCACCGTTTGCAGGTGTGCATTTTAAATCCCACTCAAACTTTCCAGGCGGTGTTGTAATGCCAGTATTGACCTGTACTTGTGGGCAAGTAGTTGGGTTAAATGTAAGTCCATCGCCTACTGTTAAAGACAATACGGTTGTCTTAGCGAGCGCAGAAGTACGAAACTGTAATAGCGGTGTGTAGCCCGTTAAGTTAATTGGGCTATTGAGATCAGGATTACCATTAACATCGTCATTGCAATAAGAAAAGTTAATAGCCCACTCTTGGTTCTGCCGTAGTGTAATACCTAGCGCATCAGGTGTTTGGCTTAGCGAAAGTGAAGTCATTTTTTTCTCCAATAGATGTGTTGCAAGCGGGGCAGAAAGATAAAGACCTTGAAACGGGTGTCTTACACTTAGGGCAAAAGTTTGCCATTGCTGTAAGGAAGTTAATTGCGTTAGAACCTTCGCTTAACTCTGTTAAAGCCCAAACTAATGCGTCCATGCGGTCAGGGCTATCGGCGCTAACGCCTGGTTCGTACTCACACATTTCATCTTCTAGTTTTGCGTGATACCCAACATGATGCACACGGCCTTGCTCATATAAAGCCGCAATAGGCTCAGCGCGTAATTGCTTGCCGCGTGTAGCCGTTACTTTTTTAGTAGCAATACCAGGCTTTACCTGTTGTAATAAGTGAATAACTAAGTCGCCGCCGTTATTAGTTTCAGCAACAATTCTATCAGCCTTATGGCGTTCATACGCTTGCACAGCAACAGTTGCCCACTCAAACGGGCTTGCTTTAAGCGTACTGTCGTCTAACACATAATATTGACCGTCTGCGCTCATACCGCAAGTAACAATGCCCGTGCTATCGCTATCTTCAGTATTACTAACAGCGGGGTCTACGCCTACAACAACGCGTGTAAGCGGTGGTATTTCATTTACTTTAATGCGTGCGCTTTCAATTCCCGTGCGTGTCCATAGCGCACCAGGGTTATCATCAAGCACTTCACCGAATAGTTCTTGACGGCCTAAGCGGGTGTTTTCATATTTATTTTGTAATGTAACAAGCGTGCTTGCCGCCAAGTTGTCTTTGTTTTCGTATGTACTACCGCGTGTAATGATCGTTTCTGAGTCTTTTATTAACTCTTTAATGATCTTTGTAGGTCGCGGTGTAGTAGTAACCAATACTTGTGGCATTGTGCCTAAGCGCAAACCAAACTGTAACTGGTCGTATGTTTCGGGTGCAGTCCAAGCCGCTAATTCATCACACCAAGCCCCGTGATGTTGCGGGCCGCGTAATCGGTCAGGCTTTTCTGCCGTAAATCCTTTTATTCTTGAACCATTAGGTAGCGTGTAAAGACTACGGCTTCGGTTCCAGTCATCTTCTGTATAAATTCCATAGCGTGTAAGTACGCTGATAATGCCCGACTCACCTTCAAAACAGGTGTCTATGATATCGGCGCTAGTCGCCGCTACTACCGCCCAACGGGTTTTCGGTTGTGTTATCGCTTGCCAAACTATCCACTCCGCCCCCGTTCTCGTTTTCCCCCAACCGCGACCCGATAAAATCAACCAGGTTTTCCAATTCGTTGTCGGTGGCAACTGGTTCGTTCTCGCTGATAATGACTGCCATTGCACTCTCGCCTGTGCTATCTGCATTGTTTGCTGTGAGTAACGCGGCAAGGTCACGGACTGCTCGGTCAATGGTATCGCCGCCTGTCCATGTAGTTACTTCCTGCTCAATTTTAATTGGCATATCTAATCCAAGAAGTTTAGCGCGCCTTTCCATCAAGCGCACAATAGTAAGTATGGCTTTAGTGTCGCCATACATAGCATCTTCCCATATAGCCAACTGTAAGCGGTCTATGCGGTCAATTTCCTGCTCGCGCAATTCGTCTGCGGGCTGTTGCTGTGTGCGTTTAATAGCGCGCTTATAAGCGGCATAAGCCCCTGTATGGTCAGCGTAACCAGTCTGTTCTGCTATGCGTTGCCAAGTAAATCCAGCCCTACGCAATTCCAGGACTTTAACTTCTTTATCTACCAATTCTGGGCTTGGTACGGCCGCATTGTGATTTGGCATGGTGTTAGTAAGACTTACTCAAAATCTTCATATTGGTTGCTTCCCATTAGTTGTATACGCGCATCTAATAGGTCGTTTACACTCTCTAAATAGAAATCCCGTTGTTTTTGTGTAAGCCTATTGCCGTAGCGATCTTGTAACTTTAGGCGCAAGTGTGCCAATGCTTCGTCTATGTCCACAACCGTAAGGTCGTTTACAATAACTTGCATTTTAAAGCACCTGTTCCCCTATCTATAGTCTTGTTCCAAGATACTGCGTATATTATCACACGCGTAATTATCCATGCCGTTTTTCATAAGCATTTTGCAATGAGTCTATGTCGTAGTGTTTAACGCCGCCAATGATCTTATAAGCAATTTGATCTTGGGCTATCCATCTGTACATTGTTGGCACAGATACTTTAAATAGTTTTGTCGCTTCTTGCAGAGTCAGCACTTAGTACCTTTCCTAATAATCGCCAGCGGTTACTTTCCCATACTGTGCCACACGCCTTACATTTAATATCACCAAAACTGGTCAGCGTTACAGGGTTAATTTGCAATTTAGCCCCGCAAGCCTGGTCATTTTCATCAACTGATGGGCAAATACCGATGGTCATAAGTTCTGATCTAAAGCCAAGAACGGTGTTTATCTGCTTATGGATATTACTAATGTCCTCAGCCAACTGAGCCAAGTCCGTATAGTTATCAAATATCCACTCAGACTGAGCCGTAAGATATTTACAGGTGTAAGTGATGCGGTTAATTTCTTCCCCGCGAAAAGTAATCCGTGTATGGCGCTGTTCAATGCGTATGTTTGCTTCATGCGCCATTAACGGTTTGCTTATTCCGCCTGAACGAAGGTGCAAAGTTTCCAGTCTTACAGGTATTGGTGGTGTTTTAGAACCGCCTACGCGCTCGCCCGAACCCTTAGAAGGTATTAACTCTTTAGCAAGATCGTTATAACGGTCAGGAAATGCTTGCAATTTTTCAACTGCATACTCCCAACAGTTAGCACATAAAGAACCTTCTACGGGTTTACGGCAAAGCGCACACTTCATTTGGCGCGCGCATCTCGCTTTACTTTGTACGCTTCTACATCTTCACGGGCATAAAAGGAACGCTTTCCTTCTTTATTTGTTACCTTTACATGGCCACGGAACCGAATTTGGTACAAATTGTTAATGGTTATGCCCAAGTATTCGCATACTTCTTGGCTAGTCATTAGAACGGCCATGTGTTGTCTCCCTGTGTTTGTGTTGGTGCTTGAACCTTATTAACGCTATTTGTTTGTGAAAACGGAATACCTGTCCAAACAGACTTTGCGCGGATTTCAAATCCTTGCTTAACATTGCCATCGCGCCCCGTGTATTCAAATTGTTTTAGGTCGCCTTCTACATACAAACTGGTTCCTTTAAGTGGCATATCGGCTAACTTCTCAGCCAATTCGCCAGTTACGCTTACTTTCCACCATACAGTTTCACCTTTAATCCACTCGCCATTTTTGTATTCGCGTGGTGTTTCAGCAAGTGAAAAGTTTGCTATTGCAAATTCGCCTTTAGCGCCCTTAATAAATTTAAGTTCTGCATCGCCACCAGCATTACCAGTTACTACTATCTTTGCCATTATTGCCCTCTATTTCTATGTAATTGCCTTCGTTGTCCAACAATACCTTACTTCCGTCTGGCAGGTGTAAGGGAAACTCCGAAGGTTCTTCCCAACTGGGAACTATTTGCCCTAGTTTTACCGCCCTAGCAGGGCTTAGATGTATTGAATTAGTGCCTAAGTTGTGGCATTTATGATGCACGGCTATCAAATTGCAGACTTCATCTTTGCCGCCTTGCGATTTTAGTTTGCGATGATGTAAGGCAAAGTCTCCACACGGGTTGCCGCACGCTTCGCAATAACTGCCAGCCCGTTCTAATACTGTTTCGGCTATGCGCTTATCCATTAGAAACCATAAATTTAATATCGCCACCCGTAAAAGCATCGTATTTAGAAGCGACTTTGAGCGCCACGCGAATATAGTTTTTGGCTCTAGTGATCGTTTCCGACTGGTTAGCCTTCAATGCTTCTAGCGCACCAAGGGCAAACCGTTCGCCTGAGCCTGCTACATACAGGTTGTTAGTGGTTCTTTCCCACCCATAATCTTCGTCAATTCGGTAAATAGCGCCGCGAATACAGATTATAAAAATGTTGTCCTGGATTACAGAACCTTCTTCTTTTTTGTATTCATAATCAGCGGCATCAAAGCATTTGCGAATAGATGGAATAAGTATGCTTGTTACATACTTGTCTATGTTGTCTATCTTAACCGCAGGGCTTACCCAGTTATGTTCTAGTAAGTTAATGCCGCGAACAGCGCCAGCGCCAGCAACTATTACTTCGCCGTTTTTAAATATCTTGCCAGCGGGTATGTCTATTGCAAAGCCGCTTTCATCTGACGACTGACTATCAGCGCCTATAACAGCCCAACCATCGCCTTCAATGGCGGCTATCGTGGTCATAAATAAAGAATATCCGTAAGGCAAAACAAAACCCACCGTAGAGGCAATAAACGGTGGGTTTTGTGTACGCAAGACTTCCCACGGCCTTGCGCCTTTGCTGTAAGGAAACGGCCCACAGCAAATCTAATTAAGTCTAGGCTATCTCTTTCTTGTACCAATATCCATAAACGCAACGAGTTTCGTTACGGCTTGGGTCGCCTGTATCGTAAACAACACCGTCAATAACTGCGGCAAGATGCCGCGACAAATTAACAATGATTTTACCGCTAGGCAATTCGTCTGCTTTAAGGTGGACTTTACAGCCGCTACCAATTTGCATTGTTGGAACCCACTCAAACCCTAGGTCTTTTAAGATGCGGCGGGTAGTTGGTATGTGAACGCCATCTTTTGCATTTGATTTGCCAACGCGAGTTTTTGAACGGCGTTCGGTACTGCCGTATTTATTTACAAGATCGTAAACTTCCTGGTATGGAAGTTCTGTAATAATTGCTATTGCACGCGTTACGCAGTCTCTAGCCGAACCCTTATGGCCAGCGTTGGCTCGGCCGCCGTCAGAATATTCCCACTTCATTAGATCACCTTCGCAATAAACCATAGTCCGTTAGTACGAACTAATTGGTAATAATTTTGAGAAGTTCTGTTAAGCAGGTTTAACTGATTTTTAATAGCGGCTGTTTTAATTTTAGTGCCGCAATTAGAATATCCACCTATCCATTGTTCAATAATAAATGTAGGCATTAGATATCCGCCTTTCCCCAGATAGCCTTACCGCACTCACCGCAGTCAAAGAATAAATCTTTATTAGGGTCGCGGCTTTGCAATTCGTGTTTGTACATCGGCAACGCCTTACTACCGTCAAGCCAAGTTGCATCTTGCTTTGTAAACAATTTATGGCATTTAACGCAAAGCGTGCCTTGCACATCGCCTTCGTAATCGTAAGCAATAACTTTTGTTGTGTTTGCAGTTTTGCCTAATGCGCCGTCTCTAACAAGTGGTGAGCCGTATTTGTTATCCATAATTAGTTACCTGCAATTTCGTAACGGTAGCCATGCTCAGAAAATTTGTGAGTATTTACATCTGACTGAACTGATGAACGAACTGCACCGCCTGTGCGTGTTTCCCAACCGCAAGAACACTTTGCATCAAAACCCCAAGTGCCGCGCATTGAACTTTCGTAAGGCATCTTTTGATCGCCAGCCCACACAAACCACTTAATTGTTACTTTTGTATCTTTTGCTACTAACTTCATTTTTCTTGCCTCTCGTTAATCGGGCTTTGGGTTAAGCCCTTCTTGTAAGATGTACTATTCCAGATATGTAAGGTGAATACAAGTTTATAGGTGTGTTTTGGCTCACATTTTTAATAATATTTATGGCGCGCCCAAAACGCCCAGGCTCGGCATGGGGTGGAATAGCGGCTTTCTATGTACCTGAACCCCCTATTGACCTGCTCAGGAACCCCTAGGCGGGGATTTAAGCCCAGTATTTGCGGTATGCCGCCTGCGTGCAGGCGAACGCGCTTCCCGTCTCTAATCTGGGTTACAGGCTGTTTATTGCGGGCTTCTGAACGCCAGTTGCTTTCTTTAGTCCAGAGTTTATGCAGGCAAACCCATTGCGACTCGTTCCAGCCCCAACCAGCCATTTGTGCCTTGGCGTAAACCTTTGCTTGATACGGGGTTTTAATCACAGACATTTTAGGACTCTGTGCCATCGCAGGTGTTACAACAACAATGCTTACGGCAATTACCGCTACTGAAAAACATCGTTGTAAAAACTTAACGCGTTACCTGTTTCCTCACTCTCATAACGCTTACCATAATTTCCCCCCGTAGATTAGTTTCAGCATGGCTGACCCCTTTCGCAGTTTGTGCATTTATTTTACTACATGACGGACAAGCGATATGCGTAAAGAAAATCCACGCCCCGCAATTTGTGCATCGCGTTACCTTACTGTCGTTCATTACAACTTACTCATAATTGTTTTTATTTCTATTTGTAAATCTTCTAGCGAGCCGTTGTTGGCTATGTATTGGTCAAAATCCCATGAGTCCATATCGGTTTCTGATCTATGTATGTTTACAGGCGTATCTCTTTCAACGCGACTAATGCGCCAGACTTCGCCATGTTTCCATTTAATTTCTTCTGCTTCGTTTCTAAATCTTACATCTGATACAACTATTTTATCTTCTGGGCGTACTGCATGTAATGTAAGTTCAACCCAAATTTGTGCATCTATTAAATCGCGCCCAACTTCAGAACCCATTGCTTGTAATAATCTGCGAACCTCTGGTGCTTGCTTAGCACCTTCCCACCCATATTTTTCTACAGCGTGGGCTAAACGCATACCGTCTAAACTAATAATTGGGTCTAACAAATAACAAGCCTTCTTAATAATGTCGGCAAAACCAATACGCGTGTAACCGTAATCCTCTACAAGTATTGAAGCAACCGTATCTTTACCAACTTGCGCATACCCACTAAGTCCAATAATCATTTTGCCGCCTTTTCTTTTTGATACCTTTTAATTGCTTCAGTTTGTGCCGCTTTACAAGCAATGCAAGTAGGTTCACCTAATTTAAGGTGGCGGCCATATCCTGCGCGCGTACCGCATTGTGCAATTTTGCGTTGAGTTCCCCGTCTTACCTTGGGCTTTGTTCCGCCTTCGCAAGACAAGCATTGGTAATTTCTAAAACACAAACAATTTTCAGTCATTACTCGCAACTTTCTTTTTCATTACAGTCGGAACAACACTCTTTGCACAAACCGCTTACATTACAAAAATCGTGTATTTCTACATACTGGTCACAAGTATCGCATTGGCTCATTTTGAGTCCGTCTTATAAAAACCAGACCCTTTGAAATGTACTGGCGTTGGACTAAATACTTTTTCCATTGTGCCGTTGCAGTTTTCCATTGGGCAGTCATGCTTTTCATCAGCATAAAATCCATGCGCAATAATTTCATGCGCGCCGCAAGCCTTACATTTGTAATCATATCTAGGCATTGTTTCCTACTTTCAACTGGTAGTACCAAGTGTTCATAACTCTTTTGCGGTTTACGGTGTGTGAGCCAAACCGTTCTTTTCTAAAGTTACGCAGTTGAGCCGATACTGAAGTTTCTGGTGCTTTAGTTACATCGGCTATTTGGCGCAAAGTTCGGAACTTGCCGTCTTGCATCAAGTTATAAATCTTTTCCATTTGACCAGATAACCGAACAAAGTCTAATTCAAACTGATAATCAACACCGTCAAAATGTTTATTCACGGTTAGCCCCTAACGCTATCTGCGCACAAAGGTCTTGAACAGTAAGCAACGAGTTATCTATTCCGTTCTTTATGATCTGTTTACGGTTGTCCGTTAAATCTATAGCGCATATATCTTCATAAATTTTGGCGCGTATTTGTTTCTCTAGTACACGCACCACATCTTTAACGGCATCTTGGCCCTGGGGCGTATCAAGAATAAGTTGTCCGTCTTTAACTTTCCAATGGTTTTCCTTACAAATAAGTTTCGTCATTTATTGCCCCCTCTAGTTTGAATAAGCCTAACAGCATAAGCGCTGTAAGTATTGGTGTGCCAAGAATAATTATTAGTACCATTTGTAAACCACCTCATTATCGTATCCGCATTTAATACAAGTGAACCAGTAAGTGCCGTTGCTATCTTCGTATTTACTGTTCTCTGCTTCGCAGTTTTCTGCTTCGCACAATACAACCGTTGTAGCCATTTACTTTTCCTCATTTCTGCAATGGCAGTTTGGCGGGCAGTCCACCATGCCTTCATAAAGATCGCCGTAAACCATTTCCCAGGTATGCGCCATTGGCATTTCAGCATCGCGCAAGTCTGGATAATAAAGATAGTGATAACCGTTTATCTTGTCTTGCTTGTATTGGGGAAAGTCAATGCTGATGCAATTACGGCAAGCGCACTCAACTTTTAAATTGTGTTCGGCAACAATAGCCATAACCTTTTTGCGGTAATTGGTAGCCATTTATGCCACCAGCATTTCTTCGCATTGAGCCTTTAACTTGCCAAGCGCCTTAATTGTGTAACGGCATTTGGTGGCTTCGTTGTAATTACGGTCGTCATTAAGTTGAGGAATAACAATGTCGTATATGTATTCCTGTTGCTTTTCAATAAAGTAAATAAACTTCTTAACTTGTTGTTCATTAAGATCGGCAATTATAGATACACGGTTGCCTTCAGCATTGTCTAGCGCAGTAAACAAACCGTAGTTCGCATCATCTTCTTCTGGAATATGTGCGCAAGTATCTATCATTGAACTAAATTCGTGATAGCAATTTAAGTTGATTTTAATTAACATTATTCCATCGCCTTCCACATAGCATTGTAAGTTGCCTGAGCAGATTTCTGTAAACCTTTGTATTCGGCATAATCACAAACCTCAGCATAAAAACTTGCATCGGAAAACAGATCGTTCCATTGCATACGATTTAATTCAATGGTGTATTTAGTTTTTGTGCTAGATGTAATTGCATCTATCCACTCACGCGGATTTTCTGCACGGTTGGTGTGATCGTCATAAAAGCGTTGTGGGATAACTGCAACAAATTTGGTTGTGCTGTTCATAATTAAGCACCTACCTTTACAACAGTAATCTTGTAAGCATTTGCTTTTACTTCTTTGCGCATTTCTTTGCAGTCTGCACACCAGCACTTAGCAACTTTTAATCCGCTGTCGCTTGAAATGCACTTGCTGTTTAAGCAATATTGGTTGCACTCACAAAACTTTACATTTTTCATTTTTTGCCTCTTTCGCTAGGTGGGCTTCGGGTAAAGCCCTTCTGTAAGATGTACTATTCCAGATATCTGTAAGGTATACAAGTCCTAGGGGGGTGTTTTGATAACAATTTGATAACGATTTATAACGCCTCAAACCCCGCCCGAC